TGCTTGAAGATTTTAGCAACGTCAAGTAATTGATCAACTGTAACTTCACCGTAACTTGGTTCGTATGATACATCAACACCTTCAGTTGTAAGACCGGCCTCAATCCATGAAGCACCGTTATTTCTTAAGTATGAAACTCCAGAGGATGCTGATGATCCTGATCCAAATGAGCCTGTAGGATCAGCAGGACGGCTTGCACCTGTACTAGCACTGAAGAACACGTTTGCAGCACCTACGACAATATTTCTAACATCAATAGCCATATTTATTTTTCACCACCTTTATTTTAAAAAATCTGGTGACACTTCCTCAATACTTATATTACCACAGGTAGGTTAAAAAGCATTATGCGTATCTTGTTCCAGTAAGGTTACGGGTGTAACAATATGTTAATTCAATTGAGGCCGTTTGATTATCTGCTTCTGCTCCAATATCTGGGCTTAGTATTCCTGATACATGTGTTTTTAAAAATCTGAATGATTTATCAATAAGATTATTATTTAAATCATATGCTGAAGCATCGTATCTTCTAAATAAATCTTTAATTAATTCTGATATTGAATAAATTTTTAAATACCCGTCGCCCACTATTGTTAATGTTGCTACTTCTTCACATATCCAAAATTGTTGTCCATAGTCTACAGTTTCAATATCATAAATGATATATGGTACGCCGGGGAGAAGATTTTGAAATTCTGGTATTTGTTGTGAAGGGATAATAGGATTGAGTTTAGTATTCATTTTATCTACCCAATAATCATCAGCATCTAATATTTCTTCCGCCTGTAATTGTGCCCAAATGTAGGAACGAATATTTGAAAATGCCATTGCCGTATAATCAGCCATTAGATTTCACCAGAAATATTGTATGTGTCACATACAGATTTTATTGTACTTCTAATATTAGAGGATGAAGGATTAGACCCTGAAAGAGTTTTAGCAATATTTTTTTCAAGTTTATTAAATATTTTACTTTTTTCTATTGCACCTTGTGCCATTCCATTTTCCCATTTTTTAACATAACGCTCTAAACTATTTGTTGTTGCTTTACCACCGGGAGAAGCAATAGTAAATACTGTTCCTTTTTTCCTAAAAATCATTTGATTGCCATTTAAAAAGACAATATTTCTTTTAGCCGTCCAAGGTTGACTTGGTTTACCGCTTTCCATAAATTCAGCCTTGTTTCTAAATACTGAACTTCTTGTTACAGATTTTCCTGTCTTACCCGGCGTTTTTAATGCTTTAGCAATAGGAACTTTTTTCTTAGATGGTTTGAAAATTAATTCAATTGTTGCATTACCATTTGAAACATTACGCTTGGCTTTTATTAAACGACTAGAATCTTTTCCAACCTCGCCCCATTCATACAGGTGATGAAACTGAAGCGGTGTGGCTTTAGCCTGCATGTTTAGATTCTTTATAAATTCTTTAGCCGCTATGGAGCCTACAGCCCGTGCTATGGTGTTTGTATTTTGTGCTTGAGGAATACTTCCCAAGGATTCAGTAATTTTTTTAATTTCTGATTGAAACTTTGTTTCATCAAGTTTAAAATGAATCATTATTTTGAATATTCACTCTTTCTAATTTGACATCATAATGTGATAATTTTCCAAATGGGTCTGTCATAGCATGGCAAGCAACAACTTCATATATTGTTGCATTTTGAGATGTTGTGTCCATTTCTAAGTATATTAATTTATTATCTGAACTTCTTATATTAGAAACTCTCCACCTTTTAGATAAAGGTACTAAAAATTTACCGCGTAATTGAGAACTTTCAGAATAAGTATTACTATTAGTATTATACTTTTTACCATCGGTTTTTGTTGATCCACCATCAGATTTTGTAGGTTGAATTTGACAATTTACTGTATTTTTAAATTCCCAATGTCTAGTTAATGTACCCGTAGTTAAATCTTGCGTATTCTCTTGTTCATAAATATCAGCCTTCATCATCATAGTCGAACCAATATAAGAATTTCTTAATAACATTTATATCAACACAATTCCGACATTCTTATAAGCATCGAGGATGGAATCTACCATTGCATTGCCCGTCCCAACAAAGGCGGCAGGATTAAGTTGGAATGTTATTTCACTAAGGTTAACTTTACTAAGATATTTATTACGCCATTGAAAGTCATTAGATAAATAATCAGCAATAAGCATAATAGTTGCTGTTCTAATATCTTGTGGCACATATTGCCAACCAATTACACCTTCTATAGTATATTGTTTATTATCATAGAATCTTCCAAATTTAGCAGAAACAGGGTAGGTATCTTGCATAGGGCGGGGAACACTATAAGTAGAATTTGCTGTTGATAAATATAATGTTCTACCAGTATCACTTAAATTAAGATCTGCACCTAAATCACTATAGCCCGTACTAGTACTGTAGATTAAACTAGTTTCTTCATAAATATTTGATACTGAAAGCATTTTTTCTGTTAAGAAAAGACTGTCAGTCCCAAAACCCCATACCATCTGGGAACCAGTTCTTTTATTAAAATTTTGCATTGTATAATTTTGAATTGTTGCTCGCGCCATTCGTTCCGCAAATAAAATTATTTCAGGATCAACATAATCATCATCATAAGTTTGAACACCAATATTTAATTCTGAAATAATTTCAGGAAGACTAGCATATGGAGTAACAACGTTAGTAAAACTATTTTCAGATATTGATGCAGAATTAAAAGAATAATTCCATTGAATTCTTAACATTCTATCTACAGAAGAAAGGGTTGGAGTAATTTGATAGTAATACTCTCCCGGTCCACCACTATCTTTTGTTGCAGAACTACTTAAAATTAAAGTTTCAGTATTTGCATCATAAACTTTAATAGTTGGTAAACTATCTGCATCAGTAGCAACATTGTTTTTATATAAAATCATTTCATGTTTGTGAAATGTATTGTTAAAAACTTCATGCAATTAAAACGCCTCCGGTCAGGAATAATAATCCTGAATTTCTTTTGGTGTAGCCGGTCGGAATCCAGTTTCATTATCAAAAATATTCTGGGCTTGCCAAGGAGCCATAGCAACATATGGATGCTCCCTAGTAAACGTAAATCCTGCCGTTTCATAAATACCATTCTGCCGATCCATTTTAACAAGAATAATTTCTTCATTAGGATCTGGCAAATTCAATTGTTGGTTTCTTACTTGAACGTTATCAACATAATCTTCTGCATCATCCTTTTCAGCGGAAAAGAATTTTTGATACAAATCATATGTTACACCTTCTTCATCTAAAACCCCAATAATTTCTTTTTTAGTTTTAACCCCGTGAAGATCTACGCCAAAACCATCAGCGACATTTCGGAGTTCATCCAACTTCATTGAATCAAATGACATTTTTTATTCCTTTCTCTTTACAATAATTATAACAGAAAACAGAAAAGAGAGGAACGAATTCCTCCCTTAACTGTAGACTGATAATTATCAGACTGATGTGGATGAAGTCCACTTTGTAGCAGTTGTGGGGCTGCTTAGAGCGCCAGAAGTGCTTGTTGTTGAGATGCTTGAACTTGTAGTACCACCAATACCAATGTTGGTAACAACAACGTGTGCGTCAAGATTTTCAATTGCACAGCCTACACGAATGTATAGAGTGTATTCAATTGTATCTTTCTTGGGCACGAATGTGCGATAAACTGTAATATCACGCTTGATACCAACAATGAAGTTGTTGGGGAATGTGAGATGTAGTTCACCTTGTGTTGATGTTTCTGGCATTAATGGAACGTTGATAACGGGAATACCGAATGCAAACGGAGTTTGCACACCGGGAGAACCATCGTTAGCGGCCACGTCACCACGGATAACGCCAGAAGCGATATCGAATGGTGTACCAAAGTTAGTTGAATTGGTGTTAATTGCAAGGTTGTAGAGATAATCTTGCACTAAGTTAGAACTAGTGAAGAATCTCAATTGGTTACGACGTTGCTTGTAGCGACGTGGAAGAGCCTTAATAGCCTGATTGAATACAGACATACCAAGTCCACCGTTGTAAGCATTAACGACGTTAGCACCCGCACGGGCCAATGTTGAAAAACCATTGAATGCACTAAGAAGTGGGTCACTACTAGTAGCATCACCGGCAAGAAGTAGGTCTTCAATGTCGTTACCAGCCTGAGTTGCCATCATTCTTGCGATGTGGTCTTCTAGGTCAGTACCTTCAATGTTATCCTCAAGAGACTCGCTGGAAAGTTCCCAGTCCAGACGTAGTTTCTTTGTTGTCAAAGAAACCTTTGAGAAGTAGGCTTCCGCATTGTAAATTGGATCTGCGGAGGTTTGACCTGTGAAATCTCTTGGCTTAGCCTGAGTGGCTGCGCGGAGAATTCTTTGACCAACGTTCACCTTGTCAATATCAACTGTATCTGACTTCATGCGGATTGTGCGAGCAGCCTTTGTAAGAACTGTAGCGTCCCACATGTAGTCAATAAATCGACTAGCCTGTTCTGGGTACAGAAGACCATTATTATTGGAAGTACTGTTACCCATATCAGTGGTGTCGATTACTTTTTGAAGTAATTCGTTACTCATATTTCTTTTCACCTACCTTTCAAATTTTTTATAGGTCTTGGACATTGAGGAAGTGTCCATTCCATAAACTCTTTTGGAGTTTTATTTCTTCCGATGATCCATCAAGATAAT